AAGGAACTCAAGAAACAAGGGGTGTACATCGGAGAGTTGATGGACAAGTGGGTGAGAGAGTATGACACCGCCAAGTTCATAAGAGATTTTGAAAAGGAGTTTGGGGATTGAGGGAAATTGACTATCTTTGCAGGGGAGTCTGGGAGTCATCCCATCTCCGATTGCATTAAGGGTGGGGCGACCGAAAGGTTGCCCCTTTTTGCGTAGATATTACAATTGTTGGTCCTCAAAGTATGATTTTATCTGCCTTGAGATGATTTTGTGTATATCCGCCATAATATTTTTGTGAAAATTTCACTTTTGATGTTGTAAATTCAAAATAAATGTGTATCTTTGCAGTCAGTTAATCAAATATACGAAACCTTTTAGATATGCAGAATATACAAGACATACTCCGAGATGCAGCGCAGATGGGGGCAGTAAAGGCCCTTGAGAGTGTGGGCCTTACCCCCGGGGAAATCTCACAGAGGCAGGCCTATGAGACCTATGGTCGCAAGTATATATGCGAAATGGTGGAGAGTGGCCGCCTGCGGCCCTCACATATCGGCAACGGCAAGACCGGGACAATCCGCTATTCCATTGCTGACATCCTCGCCTGCAGGACCGCAGACAAGATACAAGCATCAATCCTTTAATACAATCAAATATGAAAACCCTTAAATCAATCACCAAGGTCATTGTGACCATCGTATGCGCCCTCGCCCTTGTACTTGTAACAGGTGAGGCTGAAACCGCCAACGCACAACTCCTGTGGACAGGAGGTTGTCTCTTGGCTCTCTATCTTGGCTACAAGGCCCTTGTCTGGGCCGACCCCTCCATCCTTGAGGATGAGGAGGTGTAGAAATATCAACCCTTAATTCAATCATTATGCAGACATTCAAATGTTTCAACCTATCCCTCAAGGACCAGATGGCAAACATCTCCCTATCGTTGAGGGATGACTCCAATGCGGAGGCGGAGTTTATCACCGCCCTCCCCAAGGATGCATTCCGCAATGGTGATTTCACACCGGAATGCAAGACTCTCCTTGCTATGAGATGCACCAAGCAAGTGGCAGGCCTTGCGGCCTATGCGCAGGTGGAGGCTATTATCCACTACAGCACCACCATCTCAAGGATAGTTGCTCTCCTCAAGGGCTCTCCGCCAAATGCTCTTTATGTAGCCAATGAACTTATCGGCATATCATCCAAGTTTTTACGCAGTATAGATGAGGATGGCATCAACGCCTTTGCCCTGTACAGGTCCGTAATAGAAACCCTTAATCACTTTCGTTAATATGATATACCAGAAACTCGCCAAGATACAGGCCGCAGTCAAGGGTCTCACCAAGGACACCAAGGCCTATTCTTACAAATATATTGATGGCAACAAATGCCTTGCATCAATCCGCCCATTGATGGTTGAATATGGCCTCCTCCTTATGCCGGAGGTCCGGGAGATTTCCACCAAGGAGGTCACCTATAAGGTTTGGAATGACAAGGCCAAGAGCCTTATGGATAAGACCGAGGTGTTGGTCACCATCAAGATGCAGATGACTTGGGTAGACTCCGAGGATGGAGAGATGCTGCGCCAGGAGTGGGCAGGTACAGGTATGAATGACTTTGACAAGGGGTTTGGCTCTGCCCTTACCTATGCTGAGAGGTACTACCTCCTCAAGTTTTTCCATATACCTACCGACAAGGATGATGTGGACTTTCTTGCTACCACAAGAGATGCTGCCCTTGAACAGGCGCAGGGCAAAAAAGGCTGCGTGTTCCGCCCTCTGGATGAGGAGTCCTATTGGAAAATAGTGAGAGCCTATGTTGAGGGTCGCAAGGCCAAGAGTGGCAATGATTACAGGACCGACTACCAATCCATCACCAATGCCGGACAGGCGGAGATGGCCAAGTTTGACCACGATGTTGAAAATGTACGCCTCGCAATGTGCAGGCGCAAGACAATTAACCCTTAAATACAATCAATTATGACTTACAAAGACATTAAAGAGGCTATGTGCGCATTGTCACAGGCCGCAAGAGAGGTGGAGGACATCTACATTGAGAATGGTGGCGAGGTCACCGAGGAAACCGAGACAAGAGAGGCCGAAATAGCGGCCATTGAGGACCTTTTGGATGGAGAGGGCATTGACTCTCTGGGTAGATGGCTCAAGGCCAAGGAGGATGAGAAACAGGCCATCAAGAATGAAAAGGCGAAGATTGCCCGGATGGAAAAGGCCTGCGACAAGACCATTGAGTTTATCAAGGTTACCATAGGACAGGTCCTCCGCAGGACAGGCAAGGAAAAGGTAAAGGGTACTCTCTACTCCTTTGCGCAGTACACATCATCCAAGACATCTGCCGACAAGGAGGTACTCAAGGCCCTTTACAAGGACAAGGTGCAGGAGGCCCTTACTGCAGCACATATCCCTCCGTACATCGGTGTCACACTTACTGCATCATCAACCAAAGCCGCAGAGTTCGGAGTGGTTGAGGGTGATGAGGACTTGTTCTCTACCGAGACCACCGAGACCTGCAAGTTTACCAAACCTCGCAATGTAAAGGAGGCGTAGGCTATGGGGTGGTACATCACAATACTACAGGAGATGCGTGATACCCTTGGACTCAAGGGCAATGAACTCCTTGTGTATGCGGTGATATATGGATACTCACAGGAGGGGCAAGGTTGTTTCTATGGCAGCCTTTCCCACCTGTGTGACATCTGTGGCATTGCCTCAAGGCAGACTGCCATATCCACCATCAAGAGCCTTATGGATAAGGGCCTTATCAATAAGACCGAGACCATACACAATGGTGTCAAGTATGTTTCTTACACCGCATCCAAAAATTGGACAGGTAGTCCAAAAATTGGACAGGGGGGTAGTCCAAAAATTGGACACAATAATAAAGAAGATATATATATAAATAATTCTCTCTCTATAAAGGCTGCGCCTAAATTCAAAAAACCAAGTGTTGAGGAGGTGAGGGCGTATTGTCTGGAGAGAGGCAACTCCGTAGATGTGCAGGCATTTGTTAATTTCTACGAGAGCAAGGGGTGGAAAGTTGGCAACGCAGCAATGAAAGATTGGCGTGCTTGCGTAAGGACTTGGGAGAGCCGGGAAAAGCACTCCTCCCCCCGCCCCTCCTCTCGCAACACTACCAACAAGAGTTCCAATTTCCAAGTGATGAGGGATATGTTAGAGCGCAATAGGGCAACAATGCAAGGAGGACAGGTAGATGAGCAATGAACTGACAACACAGGCGTACAATAACCTTGTAGCCTATAACCCAAAGACATCTCTGGTGGAGGTGCGCCTCAACCCGGACAAGTACCCCAGAATAGGCAAGACCAACGAGTCACAGGCATTTGTCCTTATGAAAGAGATAGTGGTATCTGCCTATATGTACCGGGGACAACAGGCAGATGAGGAGATGGTCAATTTTACCTCTGCCAACCTCCTTGCCGAACTGACCGACCCCAACAATGAATATGGCACTCAACACCTGTCTTGGTTTGAGATTGCAAGGGCGGTCAAGAGGGGTGTGCTTGGATTGAGCAAGGAGATGTACGGAGTCTCCGTAGCATCCCTCTATGCCGCAGTTATCAACTACATCAAGGCCGAGGGCCACGAGGCCGACAAGAAAGCCGGAGAGGCAAGGCAGGGCAAGATGCCCATTGCAATGCAGACCGCCATTGCCGCCTCAAGTGTGGACCTTGCCAAGGCCTTGACCGCAAAGACAAAGGAGGCGTACCGATGATAAAGCCAAAGTACGAGGAGAGCATCTGGAGGCTCTGCCGGGAAATCTCCGCCATTGCCGCCTCACTCCCTACCGGGCAGCGCAATATGATACAAAACAGGTTGGGGAAAATTCAAATGTTACACCGCAAAATCAATAAGAAAATGGACACCGAAATCATCAATCAATCCAATGAGCAGATTGCCGCAAGGTACAATGCCAAGAAAGCCATTCTACAGGCAATGATAGATGGCCGCACCATTTCATTCCTTGACTCAAGTGAGTTTAAGGTCTCCGAGATGCATACCCAGATGCATTGCATAGCAAGGGACATAGAGAAAAAGAAACTCCCATACATACTCCACAAAGAGTGGTTTGAGTTTGCCCCCGGCAAGAGGGCCAAAAGGTACTCCATAATCCACAAAGAGTCATAGGTATGGAAATCATTGCAATATCATTTATGATAGTCCTTATGGCCGTTATCATAGTATTTGGCGCATTGCTCATAGCATTGGCACATCTGGTAGTGGATAACAAGGACAAAGACAACAACAGGAACAATTAACACATTACTATTATGATTACAATAAAGTTTAGAGGTACAATTGACTCCATTGGCGAGGTCAAGGGAGGCGTATCACAAAAGACAGGAAAAGAGTGGAAAATGGTTGATGTCATCTTTGATGTCCCGGATGGCAGGTATAGTGACAAAATCATTATGACCGCCTCCAATGAGATGGTGGATGAGATACTCGCCTGCCAGATAGGTGAGGAGGTCGCAGTTGAGGCCTACATCTATGCAAGGGAGTACAATGACAGGATGTACAACAACATCAACCTGTACAAGTTGTACCGCCATAGTGCCGCAAGGCCTGCCGCCCCTGCCTCTGCACCGCAGGCAACCTCCCCGGCATACAACGCCCCGGACAATGACAACCCAGATGGTGACCTGCCATTCTAAATCTGCCGCCGTATGACACTCAATGAATATCAAGAGAGAGCAATGGCAACCTGTATGGCAACCTGTTCCAATTTCTCCTATATGGCTCTCAACCTTGTAGGAGAGGTTGGAGAGTTTGCCTCCAAGGTAGCAAAGTGCATCCGAAAGGGTATCCGCACAATAGAAAAGGACCACCTCTGTAACGAGGCCGCAGGCGCAGACCTCAACGTGAGAACGTTCTCCAAGGAAAGGCCAAGTCAGAGGTTGGAGGATATGAGCTACAATGAACTGATAGACCTCTACAAGAGGGTTCGGGCTGAGTTTGAGAGGAGAAACAATGAAATCGAAACGCTAATCAAAGAAGATATGAACTATGAACACCGAAGAATTAATGAAGCGATAACCGCAGAAAAAGATTTAAAATAAAAAAAGATACAGAAAATGAAGCCGACAGATATATTAGGGAACATTAAGCTATACAACGCTGATAATTTAGTTGTTTACGAAGATGAGAGCAGACAAGATATGTAGTAATTGTATTTATAAAGGCGAAAATAAGACAAAATGTTTTCGCACAACAAGTTTTGGAGATTACTTCAGCCGAGCAAAGAGTGCAAGGCAAACGCATTTGTCAAAGGATGGAACTTATTGTAAATATTATCAGCAAAAAATTGAGTTATGACAGACGAAGAAAAAGAGTTGCAGCAGCAGAGGATGGCGTTTTATGCCCAGAAAAGGGAGATAATTGCCATCAACGCCCTCAAGGGCATCCTGTCCAACCCATCCGTAGATACCACCAAGGTAGAGGACAATACCTCCCTTGCCCTGCAGTATGCAGATGAGTTGTTCCGCAGGATGTATGTGGTAGTCACCGAGGATGACAAAACCAAGGAGGAGGCCGAGTAATGGGATATGAGGGATGCATTGCCCATTGGCGAGGGAAAAATGGTGAAATCACCGCAGGCATCCCTCTATACCTTTTGAGAGGTAGCAAATCATTCAGTATTGAACACCCACAAAGCAATCTATTTGACATATGATATACATTGGGATAGACTGCGGTGACCACACAGGCTTTGCCGTATGGGATAGTGAGGCTTATGCTTTCACTCGCATTGAAACCCTCAAGATATGGCAGGCCCTGGCCGAGGCCTATAAGATAAATGCAAGACACAATGGCAAGGTCAAGATAGTATTTGAGGATGCCCGGCAGCGCAAATGGATACCAAGGGAGACCTCCGAGTCCGAATACAGGGGCAAGTTGATGGGGGCAGGGTCGGTCAAGAGAGACTCCAAGATATGGGAGGAGTTCTGCACCGATAACCATATACCCTTTGAGGCCGAGCCTCCGAGACCGGGACTCACAAAATGGAATGCCAGGTATTGGGCAGATGTCATAGGTTGGAAAGGTCGCACATCCGAACACGCAAGAGATGCTGCGCTACTTGTATGGGGGCGCAAAGATATACGATAATGGGTGATTTTATATTTATATGTAGATGGATAAGATGCAGATTATATCGTTATTGGCACAGGAATGTAGAGTGGAGGAGGCAGTCAAGAGTCTCTCCCACACCCATTGCCTGTCGCAAGAACTCAAAGACCTGTGTCAAAACATTTACCTGCGCCTGTTGGAGTACCCGGACTATATGATTGAGGACCTATGGTCGCATCCTGCCCAATATGGTCCACTATCCCAGATGGATTGTTTCATACTTGGTATTGTCCGCAACCAACTCTCTCCCACAGGGCAGTACGGCCACCAACAGGTGGTGCAAGCAAGGTTTGCGTCAATAACAGGTAAGGATTGGATTGATGATGATACCGCACAATGAAAACGAGGTAGTCAAGGAGTTCCGGGCAATCAAGGAGGAATATGCCTACAACCCGGATGTGATGTGCCTTGATGATGACAGGGTGCGGAAACTCAAATACATCATTGACAACCGCCTTGATGCGGTGGACCGCACCATCATCCTCCTGTACGCAGATTGTCAGTCCCTCCGGGAGGTGGCCAAGAAAGTGGGGGTGTCCCACGCCACCATCCGCACTTGGGTGAACAAGATAAGAGCAAAGATTGTGAAAGAATATGAACAACTACATTGAATACCTACTCATCACCGCCATTGTGGTGTACATAGTGGACCTCTCCGGCTTTACCCAGAGTTGGAAACAGGCCATCTCCGCCAAGTTCGGAGGCAAGTGCCGCATAGGGAAACCCTTTGATTGTTCCCTGTGTATGACTTGGTGGGTGTGCAACATCATTGCACTCCTTGCCGGGGAGTGGTCACTCTCCCTGTGCGCATACATCGCAGGCCTGTCCTTTATGGCAGACATCATCGGACAGGGCCTCAACATCATCAAGGAATTTGTCAAGATGGCCCTGCGCCACCTGTATAATATCACACAATTATGAAAAAGGAATACCGCATCATCCCTGCAGAACAGGCAGGCCGCTACCGCATCCAAGTAAGAACACTCAAGGGTGCAGTCAAATTCAAGTGGGAGACACTCCCCACCATCTACTCATCCGAACTATCCGCACAGGAGGCAATCAAGAGCCTATGACACAGGACCTACTTAATGCAATCAAGGACCTATCCATCAATGACAAGCGCATCCTCCTGTACACCCTGTCGGCAGAGTTGTCCGACATAGAGCAGGCGCAGGGGAAACCAACTGCGAAAGAGAGGGGAAAGGAACTCATTGATGTAATGATGGCGGTGTCTGGCTATGATGTTACCCTCAAGGACAGGAGGAGACCCATCCCGGATTGCAGGGCCATCATCTCCTCCCAGATGCGCAGGGAGGGATACTCCACCATTGAGATAGGCAGGGCCTTGGATGTAAACCACTCTACCATCATCTACTACACAGGCATAGTTGATACCATTGCTCACTATCCTATGACCGCCCCGGACTCATACAAGATTTACAAAGATTTCCACAAAGCAATAGGAATATGAAACTCACACAAAAACAAATGGCATACCTCTCAAAGTTTGAGAGCAATATGCAGACTGCGGTACGCAGCAATTGGACATCTCCCCTGTCGGCATCCGACTTGCAGGGAGTGGCAGACATTTTCAATGAGGTAACAGGACAAAACCGCAGGGCCAACGCCAACTGCGCATCCTGCATCCTTGAACTCCTCACCGATGTGGGCCGCATCTACTTTGCCCAGAAAGAGGCCGCACAGGCCGACAATAAACCCAAGGTGGGGAAAACCCCTGCAAAGGTCGCAAAGGTCGCAGGAGTGGCAGTTAAGACCAAGAAAACGGCCAAATAGGTATGCAGTACAACCTTGCATCCCAACTTGATGTTGCACGCATACAGGAGAGACTCACCGCCCTCCTCAAAAAGGGTGCGGTGGTTGAACTCACCGAAAAGGCGTTCAAGACTCCCAATCAAAACCGATATGCCCACCTGTTGATGGGTATGGTTGGACTTGAGGTGGGAGAGCCTCTGGAATATGTCAAGGTTGAGTATTTCAAGAAACTCTGCAACAGGGACATCTTTGTTCGAATGAAAGAGGACAAGTTTGTTGGGCAGATTGAGGAGATACGCAGTTTTACGGACCTATCAATGGAGGAAACCTCCCTCGCCATTGACAGGTTTAAGAGGTGGGGCAGAGAGCAGGGATGGGTGATGCCAGACCCTTGCGATGAGCAACTCCTCAAGGAAATAGAGATAATGATGGGGAGGTATAGACAATACCTGTAAGATATGGAGATGTTACCTTTCAAGAGTCCACTTGGGCGGCCTCTAAAATACACTCCAAAGCAATTGGCAGAGGAGTTTGTCAAATATGCCCAATGGTGTGAAACCAATCCCCTTGAGGCAAGAGTCCGGGTGGACTATGCCAAAGGGTACTCCAACACTACCGACTATAGACCCCGCAGGGTGTCAATTGGGGGTTTCCTTGTGTTCATCGGAGGCACTTGGGATTGGTGGTCGCACCTTGATGAGTCCAAGCGAGGGGCGCAATTTTTCAAGGTCAAAGCCTCTATCAAAGAATACTGCGAGACCTACCAAAAGGAAATGGCCTCTGCAGGCTTGCTCAATGCCAACATTATATCACGCCTCCTTGGACTTGCCGACAAGAAAGAGACCAAGATAGAGGGAGAGCAATTGACAATAGTTGTCAAAAGCGAGGAGGATAAGGCCAAGATAGAGGACATTGGGAATATAGGGATATGATACAACCGGGAAAGGTTTTTTGGCTCATCTATGATGCCGCCAAGCGCAGGCCTCGCTACATCTCTAACCGAGGTGGCACGAGGTCCGGCAAGACCTATTCCACCCTGCAGTTCCTCCACATCCTCATCCCCAAGGCCGACAAGGCAGGTGACATCACCTCTGTAGTGTCGGAGACCTTGCCACACCTCAAGAGGGGCGCAATAAGAGACTTTGAGTCCATCATCGGTCACTCGCTCAAGGATGACTCCCATTGGAATGCCACCGACTTTGTATACACCTATGACAATGGCGCAAAGTTGGAATTTTTCTCTGCGGAGTCATCTGACAAGGTCCGAGGACCTGCCCGCAAACGCCTATTTGTTAATGAGGCCAACCACATAGATTATGAGACATTTCGCCAACTCGCAGTCCGTACCACAGGCATCATATTCATTGACTACAACCCTGTCGCCACATTCTGGGCAATGGAAAAGGTGGAGGTCAAGGATAACTGCATCACCATTGTCACCACCTACAAGGACAATAAGTTCCTGTCCCCGGAACAAGTTGCAGAGATTGAGGACAACAAGAATGATGAGAGATGGTGGAAAGTGTACGGAGAGGGTAAGGTGGGTACACTTGAGGGTGTCATCTACGATTTCACCCAGATAGATGCGCTGCCCACAGGTGATGAGGCCTCCTCTCTTGTGGAGTGCTATGGCCTTGACTTTGGTTTCACCAATGACCCCACCGCTATCGTGCGCATTCTTGCGGACACAAGGCGCAAGCACCTGTATGTGCAGGAGGTGTGCTACAAGAGGAGGATGACAAACCCAATGATTGCGGAACACCTCAAGGGTGAGGGCCTCAACAACAGGGTAGAGGTTTTTGCCGACTGCGCAGAGCCGAAATCCATTGTAGAGATTACACAGGCAGGCCTCAATATCAAAGCCTGCGACAAGGATGCCCCGGTCAAGAGCGACAAACTAAAGTTCCAACTCAATTGGATGCAGGGGTGGAAACTCTTTGTCACAAAGGACTCGCTCAATCTCATTGAGGAACTGCGCAACTACACTTGGGCAAAGGACAAGGATGGCAACCCCCTCAACATCCCCATTGATAAGTTCAATCACCTGTTGGATGCCCTGCGCTATGGCGTTTGGTCCAAGTTTGGGCAGAGGGCAGGATATGGACAATATAACATTTCGGTACGATGATAAACAATTACAACCGCCTGCCTATAGGCAAGTACATAGACATCTGCGCCATATATGCAGACACATCTCTGGATGACCTCACCAAACAGGTCAAAACCCTGTCTATTTTAACCGACAAGACCGAGGATGACATCTTGGACCTCCCAATCCTTGAATACCAAGGAATGGCAAAAGAGGCCAAGTTTCTTGAGGCCTCATTCAGCATCCCCAAGGATGCGGGCCGTATAGGTCGCACCTACAATCTGGGCAAATGGAAACTCAAGCCTGTCTCCGAGATTGGCAAGATGTCCACCGCCCAATATGTGGACTTTCAACACCTGTCCGATGACCCCCTGCACCACCTCCCGGAGTTGGTGTCGGTGTTCCTTGTGCCAGAGGGCCACAAGTACAATACAGGGTATGACATCATTGAACTGCAGGATGACATCCGCAATACCCTGTGTGTGGCAGATGCCTCCTCCTTGCTTGCTTTTTTTTTGCAGAAATTCAACGCCTCAATCAAGGGTATCCTACTCTATTCCAAGTTGCAGACCAAGATGATGAGGGACAAGACCAAGAGGGCGGAGATGGAGGCGAGGATACGGCAGGCGGAGATGAGTTTAGCCGAAAGTGGGGATGGATTGCAAATGTTGATGGAGTTGCCGAGACCTGCAGATGTAGTTGGGATGTAGTATGGGATATGCCTGTGCAGGAGTTCCTCAACATCATATCCTACCGCAGGGACAAGAATGAACACGATAAACAGGAGATTGAGAAATGGAAACGGACTCATTGATACG